CTCTCAGCTTAGAAGCTGAATGAAACAGATGCAGTAGGTGTCAATTCTTCGTTGTCTAGGTTATATGTAGCACCAGCTTCTAGATCAATACCTAGAAGTGTGTACTCATAAGAACCACCTACGTTTTGAAGCATTTCATCTTGATCGCCATTTACGAATACCGTAGCACCGAACGCGCCAGCATCTACTTCAAATCCAATATCTTCTGATTCTGACTCATAAGTAACAGCAGCACCAAGTCCAATATTGTCGTTCAACAGATAATCATTGCGGGCACCAACCGCAAACTCTTCTTTGTCTAAGTTGTATGAACCTGCGGCCTGCAGATTAATAAGACCAACGTTCATTTCGTACATACCACCGACTGTTTCGATTTCTGTTGCATCTGCTTCGATATCTTTCCAGCTAACGCCCATTTGTGCGCCAAGGGCTTTTACTTGGATAGATTCTTTCATGGCTGGATCAGCCATTGTTGAACCGTCTTCTGTGTCGATCCAAACATTTCCTTGATCTCCAAATGAGATCATTGCGTCCCCGTTAACTACAGTACCAACTTGCCACTCATCAAGAGTAACATCACCGTCTGTGTTTACGTCTAAATCAATAGCAGCGAATGCAGGTACTGATGTACCCATAGACGCGATTCCTAGATCAAAAGATGTAGTAGCACCCCATTTGTCGTCTGCGTTTTCTGCGATTTCAGTTGTAATTTTTCCGCCCATATCTGCTGCTGATACTGAACCAGCGAAAAAAACAAGTGCTGTAGTAGTTAAAAGTTTATTCATCTTTTGTCCTTTCTTATTAATTTTTAAATGAATGTGCCACTTTTCTGTTGCTAGGTAAGTGGCCAACCCCCTGTGTTATGCAGCTAGTGCGTAACCAGATGGTGCAAAATTATCGTTTGCATTTGTAGTTTTTGGCTGAATAACGTAGGCCAACACGGTGAACTCCACTCAACTATTCCGTTCGTCGATCCTAATTCGCCCCCATCATAAATGCACTAACTTCGACCACCCATACGGGCCATCTATGTTCTGCAAAACTTCCTGTTGCAGCAGGACATAATGCATTTATGGTGGAGGCGTCGGGAATCGCACCCGAGTCCGATCCGTTTTTATCTTGTTTCAACGTCCACATTCTATATATACATCAAAAGGGGCTGAATGTCAACCCCTTTTTTTAACTTTTTTTATATTGACAAAAATGTCACACTAATAAAGCCACTTAAAGTCCAGCGACCATGTCTTGTGTGGCTGCCAGCTCAGGATCAGATACCAAACCATAGTCAGCAAGAGGACTATCAGGGCCAGCCATTTCATCTGAGATAAAGAACTCAATGTATTCACGTAGTCCAGGAATTTCATCTAAATGCTCCGTTTTTACATAGAATTGCAAAGGACGAGAGATAGGATATTCACCAGATGCAATTGTTTCAGTTGAAGGCGCAACACCATTTACATTTGCCGCATAGATTGAATCTGTATTATTCAACAAAAATGACAGACCAAATACGCCAATACCATTTGGATTGTTTTTCAACCGAGCAAGAGTTTCTGTATAATCACCATCAATATCAATGCTTACACCATCAGTACGAACTTTCATACATTCTTTTTCGGCTTTCTTTTTATCTCCACCGTTCTGTTTAAAGAACAAGTCATATGAACCAGCTGCTTTACAACCTGCTGTCATAACCTTCTTATCAAACACTTCACGTGTACCATGCTTGGTGCCTGGAATGAATGTTTTAATAGCACGATCTGGGAATGATGGATCTACATCTTTCCAGTTTGTTGCATTTGATTTATCTGATACTGCCAAATAGATATGCATAGGTGTAATATTTTCAAACCCCTTTGTTTCTAAGCGGCTTGCAAATACGATACCATCATATCCAATACGAACTTCAACAGGTGCGCTTACACCGTTTTCAGCACAACGGTCAATATCTGATTGCTTAATATGTGATGATGAGTTTGCAATATCAATAGTGTTTGATCCAACACCCTCACATAATCTTTTACGTCCAGCACCTGAGCCACCTGACTCGATTACTGGTGTTGGAAAATCAAAGTTTTCTCCAAAAGCTTCTGCAACAATTGCTGCATAAGGTAGTACTGTTGATGAACCGGCAACATGCACTTGATCACGAGCCGCTACTGCTGTTGCCGTGAGTGTGACTGCGGCCGCTAATATTAAATTTTTCATGGAATTCCTTTCTTGTTTAGTATTTCAACTAATACGTTACACTATAAGCCACTACAGCCTATATACACTATATATCACGCAATTGTAACAAAAGTATAACAGTGTTATAAAGGTTTTGTAATAAATGCAAAAAGGGAGAAATAAATTCTCCCTTTGTTTACTATATGAAATTTTTAAGAATTGGGTCTACCATTCTTTTTTGTTACCGAGCTCTTCATTATCATTATAGCCTTTTGTGTAGGCAGTAATTTCTTCAGCCGTCATATCAGCCATTTCAACTCTTTCAGATTGATATGTGGAACCTTCGTAATAGTGAGGATCAAAGCCACGACCATAGTAGCTATCAGCCGAGCCACGGTCGTATGGACCTCCGTGGCGTTCGTCATATTGCTCAAGATAATCACCGGCAGTTGTAAATTTAAGATCGCTCATTACCAAGCACCTCCTTGAAGTTTGAATTCAACTTGACGAAAAACTTTGGATTGCTCTGTTATATATGATTGAGCTTTTTCCATTGCCTTCTCAGCACCGAGTTCATCAATGCTATAGCTTATAGTCATACCAAACTCGTCTTGAGCTGGTGCTTTTGACATCACCATGATCCACTGTTGCTTTTTCATACTTACGCCTCCATACCAAGAAAATCAGTTTTAAGAACTTGCAAACGGTCATAAGCAATATCTAGATCAAACTCATCTGCAAGTTTTTCGAATGCCTCATCGATATATGTTGACTTGTAAAAGTCAGACAAACCCATGTACATATCAGACTCAACAAAATTCCAGAAATCAGTTGAACCAACGCCAGGACGACGATTGAATTCATCTTGAGTTGCTTTATCAAAGCACTCAACGATATCTGCGTGGATTGCTGAGCCATTATCTAGGTGTACGATTCTTGACATTTTTATTTCCTTTGTTTTTCCTTATATTAATAATATAGTACTTTTTCAGGGTAATGTCAACCCTTTTTTCAAATAAAATGAAAAAACGTTTGTAATGAAATCAATGGCTTATAAAAAAGTTGAAAAAAAAAATCAATCGTATCCAAGGACAGCAACTGATTCTAACTCTTTTGATAATTTATCTGCTTCTCTGGCTTTCCAAGCTTGCTCAAAACCTACTAATCCATATTCAGCTCTTTCACAATTACCCCAGAGTCTTTTAATATATGAATTGTAAGTAGCTTCAGTATCTTTGTCTGAAGTGTTTGGATGTAGTAAATGGCCTTTTACTAACCAGTTCAAACGGTTGGCTTCTTTACGTACAAATGGACTGCACATGGTGGGACCTCCTTTTGCAAATGCGCTCATAACAATGTAACCGTATTTATATGCAAAAGGTAAAATTGTTACCGGTAACAAAAAATGATAACGGTAACAATTGCACTTTTTTTATTCTATTTCTTCGCCACAATGTGGACAGCACTGGCCGCCCATTTGTTTCTTACATTCACGAAACAATTGGCGAAGACTTTTTGCTTCTTGGCTCCACTTTTTCATATTGCCTTTGTTGCGTTCTTCTTTTGGCTTAGCATATTCTTTTTCAATGTCTTTAAGTAGCCTTTTGAACTTTTGTTCGAACACAGGAATGAATGCCGTGTTAATTGCCATTTTACCATCTACCTTCAGATTTTACTTGTGGAAGTTGATCTAAGGCTTTTTCAAAATCGCCATGATTACCATCATGTGTTGGTGGTGTCCATCCACCTGGCTTTAGGAGATCAGGGAGCCCAAACGGGTTAGGACGTCCCGGCTTAACTCCAGGCTCTTTAGCCATATTAGCACTATAAACACGATCCCAAGCGTCATTAGCATCAACACCAAATACGTCGAGAGTGCCAATAGCAAAAACACAAAGATCAATAAGACCGTCAACGATTTCTTCAGCATCTCCATTATTGATTGCGGTAAGAGTTTCACTCAATTCCTCCTGACACATTAAAGCACGGAACATAAGATACTTACGCATCAGTTCCTTGTTATCTTTATTTGCTTCAAACCAATCACGCACACCAAATTTGTTATGCATCATGTAAATATCATTTGCCCAATCAGACATCTAGATTACTCCATTTTTTAAGTTTCGCGCGTTTATTTGCAATTGCTTTTTCAACGCTTTTAATATCAATTAGTTTTGCTTCTTCGAGTAGCATTACCATACACATAAGATCACCAATTTCTTTTTCGAGATTTGTAACGTTATCTTTTAAACCAAATCGTTTGATCTTAGAACATTCAACGGTGACTTCAGCGCATTCTTCCATTACGATAGTAAGAAGTTCCTGTTGTTTGTTACCTTCCAACATAATCAATTTCCAATCGTAGAACTTTCAAATACTCGATTATGAGTATCATTACATCTTATAAATGTCGTGCACTTAGAAAGTTGCTTAAGCTTTCGAGCTCCAACATATGTACAAGCAGATCTTATTCCACCTAAGATGTCTTGTATAGTTATATTAACATCACCTTTGTATTTTGTCAATACTGTTCTTCCCTCTGACGAACGATATTCTTTTAATCCACCAAAGTGTTTATCATTTGCAGACTTAGAGCTCATTCCGTAGAACTCTACAAACTGTTTTTTCTTAATAACTTTTTCAAGGGAGCCTGCTCCGCCTTGATGGATCTCATAATCATACTCGCCAGTGTCATACCATTTATCAACTACTTCACCGCCACCTTGATCATGACCAGCGAGCATGCCACCTAGCATTACAAAATCGGCGCCCCCGCCAAAAGCCTTAGCCACATCACCAGGCACAGAGCACCCACCGTCAGCAATAATATGTCCTCCGAGTCCATGTGCCGCATCGGCGCACTCAATAACCGCCGACAATTGTGGATAGCCCACCCCAGTTTGTATCCGAGTCGTGCACACACTCCCCGGTCCGATTCCGACTTTGACGATGTCTGCTCCATTTAAAATTAACTCCTGTGTTTGATCTGCTGTAACTACGTTACCTGCAATAATTACAATAAAAGGGAATCTTTCCCTCAGGTCTTTAATAAACTTAACAAACCTCTCGCTATATCCATTTGCAACATCTACACAAACGTATTTCAGGTTTCTACCAACTTCATTATATACATGCACAAACTTTTCCATATCTGGTTCAGTAATGCCTATACTCATTGCCGCGAATTCTGTTCGTAGATTTACTTGTGGATGAAAGAAAGAAATAAGTTCTTCAGCACTATATGTTTTGACTAGACAAGTAAACATATTGTAGCGTTCACTTAATTCGTCGGCCATTTCAAACGTACCAACACCATCCATATTAGATGCCATAATAGGAATACCTTCATAAGTATAAGTATTAGCATCTCGCCAAGGGCTTGGATAGTATGGATTGAAGTTTTTATAAACGAAAGATCGAGACAGACTTACGTCTTTTCTTGATCCAAGTGTACTTCTTTTAGGTCTGATTAGAACATCTTTATAATCTAATTTAAGATCATGCTCAATATGCATTACTTTTGCTCCAATTGTGCTTTAAGAATGCGAGCCTGTTTTCTTAACGGCTCGACATACTTGTCTTGTGTTTTTTCATCTTCCATTACTTTAATACGGTTTAGAAGATTTGTCAACTGTTCTTTTTTTGTCATTATACGAAAAAATCCTCGATTGAGTTTGTCTTTTCGGCAGACCATCCAAGGGCTTCGAGTATCGATTCAAGTGGGCTGAGAAAGACTTTGTTGAATTGAGTTTCGTAATCCACATACGGTGCTAAGTTAAATTCTTCTGGGAGAACCGCTGGAAACGAGATGATATTCTCACGAATTGGATTGGGTACTTTTAGATATACGAACTTGATCTTGTCGCCAGATGTAACTGATTCATAGCGATTACTCAAGCCATTTTGTTTGAGTTGTTGATTGTATAGAATACAACCGCGAACGTGCATTGGACAACCTTTCTTGTAAGTACCGTGAGCCATATACTTTTCAATGTTGTCAGTACCTGAGTTACGACCAACAGCTTCTGGTGGAAGTTTAAAGAACTCAGATTTAAATTGAGCGATGAAGTCTTGAATTGCTTCTTCACCTTCGTTCATAATTACTTTGAATGACGCTTTGAGTTTATCACGACAAACTTCAGGAGTTGAAGATCGTACTGATTCGAGGCCGGTTACAGATACCTTAGGTTCTTCGTAATGAACACCTTCTGAGTTGAGAGTATTCATAATGTACCGCTTCTTAGCGATAAACACAGATTTATCAGTAATCTTTTCGCGTTTCATTACCATCGCTTGACGATAAGCGTTCATACGATTTTTAAGATCGATATAACCTTTTTCGATTACTTCTTCGATCTTAGTAGCACAAACTTTATCAAGGAATTCCTCACCTTTCTTACGATCAATATCAGTAGTACCGAACGAAGCTTTAACAAGAGGACCAAAATCAACATAGATACTATCGGTATCGATATAGATGATGTAGTCCTTATCATTTGTTTTGAGTATCTTGTTGAGATAATCATTCACAGACTTTTGAGCATATCGAATAGATAGCTGGCCTGATGTGGTAATAGCTTCAGCCATGTCGTTAATATAATAGAGGAAGTAAATATTAGCAGTTGCGCCATACAAACTGTTCATAGCAATTTTGATAGCCATTTGATTGTTATGAAGCTGTGTCTGCTGAGATTGAAGCTGACGTTTTCTTGTAGGATCAGTTTCATTTTCGATTTCTTGTTCAACTCGAAGCATGTCTTTCTTAATCAAAGAACGACGGTTGTAGTATTCGTCAATGATTTCAGGAATGATGCCGAGCTTATCTTTACGGAAACATGCACCATTTGCACACACAGCATATTCAGTGTTATTTTGGTATTTGCCGTCGAGTACCATTTCTTGTGAGATGTATTCACGATGGTCGTGCACATAAGTTTCAGGTGAAAGATTATATTGTAACATTAAGTGTGGATATAGAGAGTTAAGATCAAAAGATACAACCCAAGGATGCATGCCAACTTTTGGATCTTTAACATAACCACCAACAAGTTCACCAGCCCGTTCACCAGGTCCAGATTTAAGATGTGGTACAACTTTATCAGCCATTAAGCGACGATATATTGTTGTTTCCCATATGCCCACCGTACCGAAGGCGTCAGAAAAGTTAACACCGCCACCATAGGCAACAGTAAGAACAAGGGACAAAAGGCCAGATTCATCCTCCATACGCTGGATGAGCTGAGTATCCTTAAGGTTATAATCAAGATAAAGCTGAGGATTTTGTTCCCAAAGTGCGTTAAGGTTTCCATATTCAGAATAGTCCAGTTTTTTCTCGCCGAGAACGACGTGAGCAATGTGGTCGAGTTTGTAAGATTCTTGTGGACCGTACTTATAGCCAAACTTTTTAAACGCATCCATGTAATCGATAACAGACATACCAGAGATTTTATAGGTACGTTGTTCTTTACCAAACTTTGTAATCGATGTTGGTTGGATCTTACCCCAAGGTGAAAGCTTTTTAGCAGCTTCTTCACCGAGCAATCGAATGATACGAGTAACAATGTATTGAACATCGAAGTACTCAACGTTCCAACCTGTTACAACTTCAGGATACTCAGATTGCCAAATTTGAATGAATCGTTGAAGCAAAGCAATCTCGGAATCAAACTTCATAAACGAAATATCATCAGGATCAATGCCGGTAATTGTCTTTTGCTTATCGAAGTCTTTCATACCGAGTAGATGATATGTGTCAGACTTAGAAGATTTGTATGCGATTGAAGTGATTTCTTTGTCAGCAGAGTTGATGTCTGCATAGCCACCACTGATATCAACCTCGATGTCGAAAGAAGCAATATTGATCTTAGACATGTCAAAGTCGACTGTGCCTGGATACTGTTCTTGAATGTATTGAGCTACATAGTTTGTAGTACCACAGATCTCAAAGCCGTGTACACCTTCATATTGTTGTACAAAGTTACGAGCCTCGGACATCGTATCAAATCGAGTGGCACCAAGGGGGATGTCACCGAGTAACGATTTGTGTGTTGCGTTGTCACGAGCACGAACATAAAGTGTTGGTTTGAATTTTACCTTACGGGCAAATGGCCGGCCATTTTCATAGCCACGAACGAGGATGTCATTGAACATACGTTCGACACTGGTATAGAATTTAGACATGTTTTCTCACTTTTTGCATACTTTATTAATATATCATAGGAAAGTGGATGTGTCAACTTTTTTCTTTCCAAGAATCCATTTCAGTTATAATTTCATCGCCTTCTTTGTCTTGCGCAATACCAAGAGCCAGAGCCTGTATATCAGCAATAAGCTCGTTACAAGTCTGTTTGTCGTAGGTTTTTTCTGCTTGCTCAGAAAACTCATTACGAAGACGGTGAACCATGATGGCTTTGTCTTTCATAGCATTTATTCTTGTGATAAGATCTTCTATAGAGTGTTGCATACCAGTCTCCTATGCTGCTATTTCACTGAAGTTTTTCACCTTTTGGAACTTAATGTGGCTTTCAAACTTGTCACCAAACTGATCACCACGATGGCTGATAACAAAGATGTTGTCGTCAGCATTTAGATTGTGAAGAGTTTCAATCAAGTTTTCAACACCAACACCGTCCATAGCACCGTCAAGAGTTTCGTCAAGTACTAATAAATTGGTTGATACTGAGTTACGAAGCTTAGCAACTGCGCGCCAAGCCAGCATAATTGATAATGTAATACGAAGCTTTTCACCTTCTGAAAATGACGAGTACGAGAACGTATCACGGAAACGAGATTTGATTACCTCATTAAAGTTTTCGTCAATTTGAAAGTCAACAAACAAATCAAATGCTCCAAGATACTTATTAATAAGCTTATTCATAATTGGAATATATTGACGAATAATTTTTGATTTGATGCCACCATCTCTAAGCATTGCTGCTACAACAGTCAATACTTCTTTTTGATTAAATAATGAAGTTTGTTCAGTATCAATACTGCTCAATGATTCAGCCAATTCTTT